AGATAATCCACAACAAACACGCGTTATCCCATCAACTACACAACGACCACTATTGTTCAATGACTTTATATTCAACTGGACAGGTCAACGTGTAAACTTACGTATGGGTCAGCAAGTTGCAACTCGAACATTTAACCAGGGTCGTACACGCGTAACTCAAACAGATAGAGTTATTGGTGATCGTTCAGATCGTGTATTAGTACGTGATCATTTAATCGATCAGGTCTTTATTCCATATATGCGTTCACGTAAGGTATACTTCCGTGCATTTGGTCTAAAACCAGCTACACAAGTATTTGCATTCTTCGATAATAAACCAGTTGCAGATTGGGTTCGTGCAGAGACATTCCAACGTGTATCTACATCTGATTCTGATTATGGTAATGAGCATGCGCGTGCCATTGAACACCCAGCTGGTAAGACGACACTTACAACAGATGCTGAAGGTTATGTTGCAGGTTCATTCTTTATACCGTCTACATCTGCTACAAGATTTAGAACAGGTACAAGAGAGTTTAAACTTCTTGATATTAGTTTACCAAATGATGAGAACTCAACATCTATTGCAACTGCGCCATTTACAAGTACAGGTGTATTAGAAACACGGCAACGTGAATATAATAATACACGAGTAGTTACAATCGGTGGTACAGAAAACCGTCGACGTCGTCGTAGAATTGACCCACTAGCGCAGTCATTCATGGTAGACGACGAAGAAGGTGTATTCATCACAAAGATTGGTGTAAGATTTAATACTAAGGATGACGCCGTACCAGTCGCATGTCAAATTCGTCCGACTGTAAATGGTATTCCTTCATCAGATGACCTTGTGCCAAATGGTACAAAAGTATTATCACCATCAAGCGTAACAACTAGTACAGATGCATCAGCAGTTACTTTCTTTGAATTTGACGAACCAGTATATCTAAACGGCAATACAGAATATGCAATTGTTCTACTTGCTGATACAACAGGTTATAATGTATTTGTTGCACGTGCGGGTGGATTACAAATCAATTCAACAGAGGCAAGAGTTGCAAAACAACCTTCACTTGGTTCATTGTTCTTATCACAAAACGCACGTACATGGACGCCAGATCAAGAACGTGATTTGACATTTACAATTCAACGTGCAGACTTTACAACAGCTGATGCATATTTTGTTGCTGAAAATAGAGAAATGCCTAAGTTTATCTTGGATGCTGATGGACTATTAACAACAAATGCTGATTCTGATATTCAGGTAGATGCTCTTGGACATGGTTTGAGAGTAGGTGATAAAGTTACTATTAGCGGAGCAACGGCAACAGCTGGTATAGCGGCAAGTGATATTAACGGAGATAGAACTATCATATCCGCAGATGGATATGGATTTACATTTAGAGCCGATAGTGCAGCAAATACAGCAACATTTGGTGGTGGACAAAATGTATCAATAATACCAAACTATATGTTTGATGCAGTATATCCAATTGTTGAAGAACTTGTTCCGCCTAAAACATTAGTGACACACCAAGCTAAGTTCTTGTCAGGTAATTCATGGGCCGGTACTGAAACAACATATGGTAAAGATGCTGATTGGATACCTATGACTAATAATGCTCTTACAGGTTTTGAATTTCCTAAGATGGTAGCCAATGTTGCAAATGAAACAGCTAACTTAGCATCAGGTACTAAATCAGCTACATATAGAGTTAAACTTACAAACTCATCTTCTAAGGTATCACCGATTGTAGATACACAACGTATATCACTTGTATTAACAAATAATATGGTTGATGATCAAGCATCGGTTGTAACAGCAGGCAAAAATGTACCACTGAATTATGTCGCTGAAGATGATGCGTCTGGTGATGGTTCTATGTTATCTAAACATATTACGATACCAGTAACACTTGCTGAAGAAGCTGTTGGATTAAAAATCTTATTTGCAGCTAACCGACCATCTGTTGCAAACTTTGATGTGTATGTACGTGTACATAACGGTTCTACAGATTCGATCTTTACATCACAATGGTCACCTATTAATCCAGAAAACTATCCACCATCTGATGATAATCCAGATGTATTTAGAGAATACTCATACTTAGACGGTGGTTTAGGGGGTGTCAATGATGCGTTTAATACATTCCAAGTGAAAATTGTATTTAGATCTACTAACTCTGCAAAAGTACCAGTGGTCAAAGACTTACGCGTAATTGCGATGGCTACATGATTAGAGTTGAAGGAAAACCTGGACTAGCACGCGATCCAAACTCAGGTGCTATATTGAATATAAATAGTGCAGAGATACGGGCAGCTAAGGCACGTAAGATTGCGATGGCACAAGAGGAAGAAAGAAAAAAGCAACTCATAGATGACGTTGAAATGTTAAAAGAAGATATGTCAGATATAAAAGAGTTGCTACTAACCATAAAAGAGAAGTTATAAAATGGCTATTATTAAGGTAAATCTCACT